GGTACGCCTTTAAGTGTTTCTTTGGCTTGCCCTAAAACAGTTGTTTCATTTATATCTTCGCCATGTACGGCTAATATTGCTTTAGCCAAATAATCTCTTTCTGTAGGATCGGTAGGTATATTATATTTACTTCCATCTTTGGTTTCATATATAGACATTGCTACTTTTCCTTATTTTGTAGCAGCTTTATTTAAAGCCTCTTGCATACGCTCTTCTTCTGTTTTTGGAACTTCTCCACCAGTTAATTCCATATATCTTCTATATGCGTTATTTATTGCAAGTTGTATTTCAGGTATTTGGCTACTATCTCCTGCGCCCTCATTAATTGCTTTCATATTATCTTTTAAAACTTCCATTAATTGGATTAATTGTTTTGGTTCCATGTTTGCAATTTCATCATCTATTTTTCTAACCTGACCTTCATAGTAAGCTTGTTGTGCGCCTGCTAATCCTGACGCACTTCTTCTATCTTGCGCCTGACTAGCTACTCCAGCAATACCAGTACCAAGCTCAGACATGTTTCTAGCACCCATAAGGACTCCGCCTAGTTGTGCCATAGTTAATCCTTGATCTGCAGTAATATTAGAGAATGGACCTGATTTCTTTGTAGTTTCTATTTGTGTGCCTGCATTCTTCTTATTCCTTTCATCTAATCTCTTCTTCCTATTTTCTTCTTCTAGTTCTCTTCTCCTTATCTCTGCTTCTATTTCTGCTTTTTTCTCTTTACTTAAATCAGCCTCTCTCATCTCTTCGAGTTGTTCATTTGTTTGCGCTCCAAGCCAAGTCAAGCCAAATAAACCAGCAACTCTTCTAGGATCAAAAACCCTAAGAGGCGTACTAGGATCACGCATAGTAAATCCAGAACCTTTAATAATTTTAACGTTAGGATTTGGTCTGGTTGTTAAAACTTTATTTTTCCAAGCTTTTTGCAAGGCACTAGATACTTTAGGCGCTGCCCACCCTATACCCTTACCTATACCCTTCAAGGCTAACGTTCCTGGATATAACATAGAGGCATCGGAAATAGTTTGTGACCAATCTACAGTTCCGTCATCATCCATATATCTTTCTCTTAAACCTTTTCTAATTCTGCTTTCAGCAGAATCAACAGCAGTATTTATCTCTTCTTGTGTTGGAATATTTTCACTTGATCCTTGTGGGAAAGGCGTATAGGGATTAAGTTCACTGCCAGTATTTGAAACTCCATATGGAAACAGTTTTGAAAGCATTCCTATTCCGCCATCTTTACTTTGTTCGGAAGTAGATTCAGTTACTTTGTTTTTATTTTGCTGTTTTACTCTTCGCAAGAGTTTGTTGTATGTTTTTTCGTCTAAACCAGATTCTTCTAAGCTAAGAAGGCTACCTGAACCGCTTGGTGTTTGTTCGTATATATCTGCAATCAATACATCACCAGTAGATATTCTTTCATCTCTTTCAGCATTACGCCTTTCTGCTCCTGCTAACCAATTTTCATCTCTTTCAGCAGCCAATCTTTCTCTTTCTTGAATTTCTTCAGCAGTAGGCTCAAACTTAAAATTCTGGCTTATGTCAGCAGTTTCAGGATAACGAATTATAGCTCCGCCTTTATCACGAGGCTGTCCTGCAAACAATAAAGCTTGTTGAATTTCATCTTCTGACATTCCAGAAGCGTCAATACCTAAACTTTCTAATAATGCTTTTCTTTTAAGCTGTCCAGATTGTTGATAAACATCATAGATACCTCCCCATCTTGGGTCGATCATTGATGGATCAATGTTTGAATAATCAAGATTTGTTGATCTTGTTAATCCTGTAAAACCTAAATTTTGATAACCAATTCTTCCACCTTTTGCCATCATTTGCATTCCAGACTCAGGCATAGGAGCAGGCATGTCTTGAGGCATAGGTTGTTGAGCCATGCCTTGTAAACCTTGAGGAGCCATAAACTCAGCAACTGTTTCTTCAGCAACTGTTGTTTGTGGTTCTGCTTGGGTTGCTTGTGCTTGGTAAGCTTTTTCTAATTGAGTTCTTCGTTGTATTTCGCTTAGAACTAAAAACTGTGGATAAGTAGAATTAGGGTCTTGTGTCATTTGTGCCAATTGATCTTTTGGCATATATTCTAATTCTTCTGCTATTTGTATTAGGTTAGCCATTAACCGCCACCTCCAAATCCTCTATAAAGACCAAGACCACTCAAACCTGCACCCAATGCAGTTTGGAATAATCCAGGTTGTTGTTGATATGTGCTTTGTGTTTGTTGAGGCTGTATTGGAACACCTCTTAATAGATTGCTAAACCGACCCAATTGATTCTGAGTAAAGTCTTTCTGTCTCAAGAAGTCTTCATAACCTATATCTCTGCCCGCTTGTCTAATAGCTCTTTCTTGCCTGCCAATGTTTTCAAGCATTTGCATTCTAGATATAGCATCTTGTTGTATCCCCTGTCCTGATTGCATTAATCCTTGAGCTGCTTGTAGATTATAACGATTAGATAAATCATAAGCGCTTTGACTAAATTTCTCTTGAGCCTGTCTTGCAGCTTCATTTTGTTGAGCTGCTGTTAAACCAAGTTTAGCTGCTTGTTGTCTGGCTTGTTCTCCAGCTTGATATGCTTGTATCCCCTGTGTTCCTTCAGCTTGCATTGCTTGTTGCTGTGCGCCAAAAGCAGATTGTAATAATTTTTCTTGAGCTTGTTGGGCTGCTTGTCCTGCTCCAAACTGATCTAAACCAAATTTAGCAGCTCCCATTCCAGCAGCTCTTTCTCTTTCTAGTTGTTGTTGTGCAGATTCAAATGCTCTTTGTGAACCTCTTGACTGTATATCGCCTAGCTGTTGCCCTAAATTACGCTCTCTTTCTGCTTGCATAATGGCTTCTCGATAACCACCAAGCCCGCCAGCTTGCGTTGCTGCATCACCGCCTTGTTTTGCTGCAATATCAGAAGCTCTTCTTGCTTCTCTTTTTTCTATATCAATAACATTCTGTTGATAAGGTGACATAAACCTATCAATATTCTGTTCATAATTCATTGGGTCATATGCTGGACCCACTTGACCCGCCTGATAACCCGATTGCAAATTTCCAGCTTGATAGCCTTGACCCATTGTTGCTGGGTCATAACCAGACTCTGCAGTACCTGCTTGATAGCCTGATGTTAAAGGCGCTTGTGAACCATATCTTTGTGAAGCATCTGTAAATTGTTGTGGCGTTCCAGACTGGGCAAAGCCACGCACCATTGCTTGAGATGTTAATTCATCTGGAGCAAAGTATTCTAATCGTTGACCACCATAAGGAGTATAGCCTTGTAATGACTCGGCTTCTCCTCTTTGTAGTAGTCTCTTGTAATAAGGCTCTACATATTCAGGTAAATTAGAAGTTTGTGTAGTAACTTCTTGTGGTGCAGGTGTACTACTGCCTCCGCCCTTATATCTTCTCATTTTTCTTCCTCAAAATTATATTCAAAACAAACCGCAGTTTTGTCCCATTTTTTATCTTTTATCCAGTTCCAAAATCCAGAGCGACCAACACCTTCAATGCCATCACACTTATTGTCTTTCGCCCATTTTTCCAGCATTCCTAATCCGTCATCAAACCAATAAGACATATTTTTGCCAGCAACATGATCTAGATTTAGCATTTTTTTACCCGTTGGGTAGCTACTAATTTGTGTAACCGCACAACCTATTATCTTTAAGTTTCCTGTATCAAAACAAATCCACAAAGAGCATTCATTATTAAGGCATTGATAAAATATATCTTGGGTTGTTACCCTGCCTTTGGATCGCTTGCAAGATTTTCTCAAGTATTTTTCTACTTGCTCCCATATTATCATTAACTGGTCTGGCATAATTAAAGAAATATTATATTCTCCAGAAGCAGCTTGGTTTGGTCTGTATGCTACTTGATTCATGCTGGTAATAAGCCACCTTTATTAGCAAGTCTAGGCGCTTGTTCAGTTGTCCCTGTTTTAGTTTGCCTTACTCTATCCATCATGCCGTAAAGCTCTTCTGATCCAGCTTGAGAACTGCCATCACCCAACATAGAGACAACATCAGCAGGAATAATAAACTCATCTTGAGACACTGCTATTTTTTCTTTATCTCCAATTATTCCATTAATATCGTCATCCATTCCACCATTGCCAACTCCTTCAATCAAACCTTCTGTTTGTGCATTTGGAGCTAACTCTTGTAAAACAGCTTCTCTTAATTGTAAAAATAATTCATTGCCATATTTTTCAACGAAAGCAGGAATAACTTCTTGGTTGTCAGAATTTCCCAAAACAAACTGAACAACTTCTGATGCTAATGGGTCTTTCTGTACTATCTCAATAAGCATAGATTCTGAGTCAGTGCTTCCGCCTACTGCTCTTCCGCCTCTTCCTCCGCCTCTTTTTCTTCCGCTTTTCTTTTTAGGCTCTGGTTTAGGAGGTGTAACCATTTCTTCTTCTATAGATATTTCATTACGTTTAGGTCTGCCCAAATCAATTACATTTCCATCAGGCATAATTGCTTGAAGACCACCATCAAGAATAACAGTTCCATTTGGCATTTGAGTTCCCATTCTTGTTCCTTTTCCTCCTCTGCCACCACCAGTGTCAACCACAACACGACCATCATCTCCTTGTGGAACTATTCTTGGTGAAGCTGTATTTGGTGGAGCTATTCCAACAGGTAGCTCTGGTTGCATGTCAGGCTTAGGAGCCATGCTCATAGGCAATTCACCAGAAAGAATTTTTTCTTTAAGCTCTGCATTTGTTAATGGTAGTTCGGGTGGTGGCGGTGCGATTACAGTTCCAAATGGCGTGTTACCACCACCTATGTCTGGATTCATGCTCATTAAAACTTCTTGAGAAATATTGTCCATAAAACTGTCTGGAGGACCAATATCAACTGTTCCAACTGGAGGGGGTCCATCTGGAAATCTATCCTCTGGTGACATTAAACCCACACTTGGTTGGTCTTTATAAAAATCCATAAAATTAGAATAATTAATGTCTTCGTTAATAGGCATATTTATATTGGGCATATCAAATGTAGGCATATCTATGGGCGGTATACCTAAATTAGGTTGTCCAACTGGATTTTCAATATCAGGATCAGGCATATCTATATTAGGATATAACGGATTATTCGGATCAAAATTAAACGGATAATCAATACCATAATCATCCCAATTAATATTAGGTATATCTATATCACCAATAATATCATCCCAATTAATAGGAAAGTCAGGAGGAAATATAGGTGGAGTAGTAGGTGGGGTAGTTGGCGGAATAACTGGTGGGAGAACTGGTGGAGTTGTATCTACTGGAACATCTGGGATCGCAGGAACCTCTGGCTGAACAAATTCTAATCCAGCAGGAGCTGAACCAGTAAACTGCTCATAAGGATTAATGGTTGTTGTTGGTGCTATGGTTGCTTGAACACCACCAAAACCACCTTTGCTTCCTTCGTAAGTATCTTCAAGGACTGGCGCTCCACCTGTTGTTGTTGCTGTTGCTGGTTGATTCAATGTGTTTGGTTGAAAATACATTGTTTCTGGAGCAAACCCAGCTAAAAAGTCTGGATTAACTGCATAAGCTTGTCTAGCTGGTGTAAATCTTTGTTGATCTCCTGAAAAATTATTAAAATCCATATCGCCAAAATCATTTCTAAGGATTCCACCCATATCGTAACCAGTTCTTCCACCGCCAGCCATCATTGATAATGCTGCAATATCTGCTTGAACCGATGGGTCCATATTTGTTGAACCACCACCAGCGCTATATAATATAGGCTCAGGTGTGTTTAAGAAATTTTGTCGTCTGCTTTCCTCTTCTTCTTCTTGCATTCGCTGCATTTGTGCTGCATATGCTTCTTCAGATTCCATCATTGCAGTTGGAGCCATTCCGCCATACATTGCTGTCATTGCTAATGGGTCAGTAAGACCAGTTGCTAAATGACCAACTCCTTCCTGAAATCCGCCTGAAAAAATATTTTGCAATTGATTTGGCTCTGAAATATTAGGAAGTGAAGTTGTTAAAGGATTAGCTCCAGCCATTGCGGTTTCTGCTAACGCCTCTGCTCCAGCTCCTGTTGCAAGGTTACTCGGAACACCAGGACCTGCCTGACCTAATGGCATTGTTCCTAAAGTTGTTGTTGCGTCTGCTGCTGCTCCTGCTGCATCTGCTGCTCCTGCTGCTGCTTCTGCTCCTTGTAATGCAGAACCTACACCATAACCTGTTACACCAGCTAACAATCCTTTCTTAAAGTCACCTGTTGCTGCCCATTGAGCCAATCCTGATCCTAGTGCTGATGCAGTTAAAGCGCTCATACCACCAACTCCAGCTAAAAAACTACCTCCCAATAAACTTCCTGCTAAGGGTGCTAAGAAAGGAAGAAAAGCTTCAGGCTGTCCTGTCTCTGGATTTACTGTTAAAGGCATAACTTGTGATAACCCACGCACTTCTGCTGGATTAACGTGCATTAGCATTGAATCTCCATAACGACCCTGTGCTGCTACATTTTGTGTCTGTTGTTTTATGTCCATTAATCCGCCTCCTGCGTATTGTCCTGCTAATTGCATAAGTTCATCTCTATATTTTTCTTGTAAATAATCAGGCAAAAATTCAATAGCATAATCAGGGTTCCTTACATATGCGTCTGGATTTTCTCTCATTCTAGCTACTCTTTTTTGCAAAGTTTTTAATTGATTTCTACCCAGCTTAGAAGCAACATTAAATGCTGGTTTTTGTGGAGGCATAGGTCTTTTTTCTGCACTCACTGTAATTTCTTCTAATGATGGCATTCTTGGTTGGGCGCTTACTGTAATCTCTTCAATTGAAGGCATTGTTGTATCTGGCATATTTTTGTTTCCAAATACAACATCAGACCTTGTATTAGAAACTGGTACATCTTCAACAATTCCACGAATAGGTTCTGCTGATATTTCACCAATTAATTCGTTTTCTCTGTTTCTTATGGTTTCAGTCAATTGTGCAAAATTCATTTTATCTTCTTCAGTAGGAAGATAAATTCCTTTAATATTTCTAAGTTGCTTATTTAAATCACTTAATACTTTATCTTGTCTCAACATTTTATTTTGTTGCATTCTTTGTTGCATTCGTGAAAATATGCCTCTTAATCCAGAAAAAGAGCGATTTGTTTTTTCTTTTTTTATTTCATTCTTTTCTGCCACTATCTTTCCTCTTTGGTTTCGCAGCCAAATATATTAAAACTCATATCAACTGCGCTTGTATAGACCTTAACTACGTCTGTTTGATTTAGAGTTATACCTAAAACTATTGCAAAAGAATCATTTGCTGCAACAGATTTGTCGTAATATAAATATTGTTTATCATCAGCTCCTGCACCAGCTACATGAACACTTAACCTAAATGTGATTGCTGAACCCGTTCTATTTGCTGCCACAATAGAGCTAACAGTTGTCTGCGTCATATCAGGCACAGTATATAAAGTTGTTGTTGTTGTTGCTGATGGGTCTGCTTGACCTAACACTTTTAAATCATCAGCCATGTTTCATTCCCATTAATAAAAATTGATGCCGTTTAGATGCTTTACTTGTTACTGTTGATTGCATCCTTTGTATGGTTGTTATTTTAACATTCAAAGATTCTATTGCTTGCTCAATTGTTCTTCTTGTTAATGCTTCATTATTAGCATCATAGTCGCTACTTGCTAAAGGCAATCCTATTGTTTTAATATCAGCCATTATCTTCTACCATCTGGTCTAATTTGCAGCCTAAGATCACCTAAACGCCAACCATAATCGCTAGAAGAGTTGGATATCTTTAAAGCTGCTTGCCTGCTTCTAGCTCTAGTATTTTCAAATGTAGAGTTAGGGGTTACATTAATTGTTTGTAATGTTGATAATTCTTGCAAAGGATAGTCTCTGCCTTTAATTGTAAAAGTTACAGTATCGCTTGTGCTTTGTTGATCTCTAAACTCTACGTCAGGTATTAACTTAGATATAAATGTAAAGCTTTCACCATCAGGCTCTAAATCAAAATCACTAGATTCTATATAAGCAGTAAATGAATCGCTTCCATCTCCATGCCCAACTTCATGGCTGTATATATAATTAGTATTAGAACTGCTATCATTCTTGCTTGCTGCAATAGGATGTTCATATATTGTTGCTTCATCCCAAGCCGTTCTTACAAAATTATCTGTTGTTGTTCCTATAGACCATGTTTGCTCTAAATAGTTATATAAAACATATTTATTTATTTCAGTGCTTGTGCCAGAAGGATAAAACCACATGACTTCATTTACGCTATCATTTGAAGCTGCAAATACTTTATATGCTTGATCTTGGTTTAAGTCAGATAAAACATAATCTAAAACAGTACATGGAACCCTTTCGGTTGAACCTGAATAAACATAAAATCCATTACGATCCATAAAGTAAACTCTATTGTTAGATGTTGCTGCTGCATTAGGCGAAATCAAACTTGGTCCTTCTGCTACTTCTGTAAAAGAAAATATAAAAGGTTCGCCTACAAAACGCATAGAAACAATTCCAGCATCAGTCCAAATTAATATTTCTTGCCTTGTTCTCAAAGCACCAATAATTGTTGAACCTTGAGATAACTGTACTCCGCCTGCTTGGTTTGTTGCTGTTGGAGTCCAATCAACCGCACTTTCTCTATCCGAAAATCTAACCAACAATGGGTCAATATTAGAAGAACCAATTGGATTTGCTCCAAAAGCTATTACATGTTTATCTACATCTGATGTCATAACTTGTAAACATTTTGTCGGAACATCACTCGCACCTGACTCTGCTGTTAAATTAACAGCCCTTGTTGTTAGCCCATCTGACTTATCCCAAAAATAAATGCCTCCATTTCTAGGATTAACTATTGCATCATCTCCAAAGTTATCAAGCGACCACAATCTTAATTGATTAGAAAAACCTAAATCGCCAGAAGAACCAAAAGTTCCATCTCCCCAGCTATTTAAACCCCAACCAGTACCACGAACATAAACATCTAATCCAGAATTTAATTGATAAACGCCAACAACACTACTCCCACCATTACCAGTATCACTAGCATTAGCGGTAGCGGTTGCTGTAAAGGTATATGTATTTGCGCTTGGAACAGAGTCAATTTGGTATTCTTGATTTAAAACAGATGCTGTTATGTTTCCACTCAAAGTAGCAGCTCCTGAAAAAGTTACAAAGTCTCCCTCTACGGCTCCATGACTGGTATCTGTTGCAGTAATTGTTGTAGAACCATTTGTTGCTGCAAAAGTAATATCACCAGCAGAAGTAGTTGCTCTTATTGGTGTTATGTCGTAATAAACATCTCCACTTAAATTATAAAGTTTTTGATGAGTTCCCAATATAACAAAGGTATCTCCATTGGTAGCTTTATAGGGATATATTTTTCTGCATGTTCCAATAAATGTATCATTAGAATATTTCTGCCAACCACCTATTCTTTCGGGTCTACCCTTTCTAAATCTAACTTTATCTGCATCAAACCAACCGCCCTCATTACTATAATTAGTGCCTTCCCTATTGATTCCTGCTCTAAAAACATATTTTCTTAATGGCATAATTATTTCTCGTTTTTTTCCTCTTCGTCTTCATCAATGTCTCTGTAATAATCAACAATATGCAATATTTGCTCTAAATACCTAGTAATCTCGCCCATTGTCATTGATAAATTTTCATAACCTTGCGATGTCAAACCATAATAAGCAACTCTGGGTTCTTCTCCAGATTCAACCTTTTCAATATACTCTTCCATAGTGTCTGGGTTCAGAATAACCCATTCAACAGGGGGAGTGTCGATTGGTTCTGGCAAAGGAGGATGATAGATTGGTGTCCGCTTCGCAACATTGACAACCTCAACAGGCTTCACTTGTGGCTCTCTGTTACCCATCTCACCCAACAAAGAGTATGTAGAGCAGCCGTTAATTAGAGGTAGAAGTATTAGTAGTCTCTTCATCGCTTGTTAGTAATTTAAAGTTTTCTATAACCCTTGCTGTCGCCCGATTAACTTTTCCTTGCAAAACTAAAGGTTCTGTCATTGCCATTCCCTCTAAGTTAAAGTTGGCAAACTTACTTCTAAGCTTGGTTACTGTTGCTTGAGAAGCGCTGTATTGCGTATTTAGGGTTTGTATTTGAGCTTGTGTTTTCTTAGCAGACTCTAAGGCTTTTACAATTTGATCGTTTTGTTCTTGTATCGTTCTTTCTAGTACAGCTTGATTATTAATTGCTGTTTGTAGTTCAACTTTTGCTTTATCTAACTTAGTAAACGCAACTATATTAACCATAATGGAAACAAAAAGCAGACCACCTATAACTAAAGCAAGTTTCACTATTATTTCCTCATTGTTTTATGTTTTTTTATGGCTGTTTGTATATAATCCAAACCAAGCTGCGCCAGCACCCACAACAATCGAAATCAATCCTGATTGTTCAAAACTAGGGTCTGTTAAATCCATAAACCAAAAGGTTGTAAAATACAGTAAATACATATACACCGCTAAAAAAGCTCTAGGTATAATTCTCCAACTATCTATTGCTTGTGCTACAAAAATAAATTTTTGATAAGGGTTGTCGTTCTTTTTGTCTTCAAGCTCTCTTATACGATCTTTAAGTGAAGCATTCTCTTGAAGCATTTCCATGAACTTAGATAAGTCCATCTCAACTTCATTTCGAGACATATCTCCACCAAATCTACTGCTTGGATAATGTTCTTCTTCGCTCATATTAATTCGCCAATGGGTTATCGTTTTTGTTTTTTAAACTCTGAACATCATCATACATAATGTCAATGCTTGAGTTAATCCCTGCAATGCTTGTTTGCATAGCAACAATGTCATTTTTAATCGGACTTAAATCTTGTGTCTCTATGTTTAACGATTTAATTTGCTCGTCAACTGCGACTACTTTTTTATCCAAGTCTGTAACTTGATCCGCAAGTGCATCAATCTCATTAATATAACGAGTCATTTTAGACTCAAGATTCTCTATGCGATTAACATACGTTGCGCCCGTATATCCGAAACCAGCTAGCGTACTAACTATACCTGCTAGTGCAATAAGCTGTGTTGTTTTACTTTGAAACCAATCCATATCTACTCCTATAAATTAGGTTGCATACTAATTAAATTATTTATTTCGTTTAAATTTTTGCCATACATTTGAGCAAATGCAACATTATTATCAGGAATATTAGCATTTGCATAAATATCTTCTGGCTCATACCAAGTAGCAAGCTTTGGTAATTCAACTTGTGTATATCCATTAAACCCTTGAACATATCCCATGTATGCAATCAATTGAGACTCATCTGCATACTCACCTGTTTCTTGTTGTTGCTGTTCTAACTGTTCTTGTTGATCTTCTATATTTTTTGCAACAATCTGATCGGCAATTAAATCTGCTTCAGAAGCAGGCATTTCAGACATTGCTGTACTAATTTCTAACTCCATTGAGCCAACTGCTGTGTTTTGTGAGCCACTATTATTTGTATCACTTTGACCAACTGCTACGTTTTGTGAACCAGTAGTATTACTCGAAACGCTTGTATTTGTTGAAGTATTAGAAGCAACAGTTGTTGAACTGCCAACAGAAGCATTATTGCCACCCATAGTATTTGATCCGCTTTCGCCAACAGAAGAATTATTACCACCTACTGCAACATTGCTAGAACTCATCGATAAAACTTGTTGAGTTTGTATTGCAGAACTTGTTACTTGTGCAGAAATACTAGGCGAATTACTGGTGCTTATACCGCCTCCTGACGCTGAACTAGCTACTGCTGTGCTTGTAGTGTTAGAAACGCCACCAGAAGCCACAGAAGAAGCGTAGGAGCCTCCTGATGATATAGATGTACCTGTAGCCTGTGCAGATGTTCCAGAGGTTGTGCCGCTTACACTATTACTTGCTGCTCTAATAGAGTCTGCTACAACATTTAATTGTTTTGCTTTTTTGCTGTCTTTTTTATCTTCGCCCTCTGCGATAACAACTTCGATAGTTTCTTCTCTATCTTCGCTCTCTTCATCAATTGTTTCGTTATCTTCCAAGTCATTAAATTCTTCTTCATCAGAATCAGCAAGTTGTTCAAGTATTTCTTCACTTTCTTCACTTTCAATCCACTCCTCAATTTCTTCTATTGTTTCAAACTCAAGAAACTCAATTTCTTCTTCTTCTATATATTCTTCAAGATTCTCTTGATATTCAAAATGATTTAATAAGACATCTTCTAATACAGGAAGATCGTAGTTTGTTTCATAATATTCTTCTACCAACAAAATTTCTTCATATATCTGTTCTATATAAGGCTCTTCTTCGATATAACTTAAAGGAATAAAAATTTCTTCGGGCAGTAAATCAAATTCTTCTATAAAAGTCTCAAGGTATTCTTCTTCAAAATACAGTGTTTCTTCGTAATACAATTCTTCTTCGTAATATTGTTCTTCAAAATAAAGTTCTTCTTGGTAAGGGTCTAATCCTTGTAACTCAGCAATATATATAAGCTCTTCTTCATAGTAGTAATCTTCTTCGTAATACGATTCAGTGTATCCGTACTGCTCTTCTTCATAGGTTTCATAGCCGTACATATCTTCTTCGTAATAAGTGTCTTGGACAAAAGTTTCGACCATATATCCAGCACAAGCTGGCGAATACTGCGAGTCCAAAGTACACTCATAATCAAACAAATCATCCCAATAGTTAGGACACTGAGTAGAATACAATCCATCTAAGTCACATTGCTGAGTTAAATATGCTGCTCCATATCCTGAACAAGCAGTGTTGTTTAAGGGGTTGCTGCAATCCAAAGCATTGCCAGAACCTAGACCATATAAACTGCCCCCATTTTCTAATAATGTATTAAATGAGGTGTTATTCCAATTGGTATTAACACAAGTGCCTGCAACATTTGTTGTTCCTGTGCTGCATTCATCGTGAAATAAATAGGTATATAACTCGTCTGCTGCGCCTTGTTCACCGATCAATACATCGTGATTAATAATATCCAATGCCCCGTATCGAAATTCAAAACTGTCGTCTGACTTCCATAATATGACCTCAAAAGAGTTATCTGTGTTGCCTCGATTGTATTCCCGTAGGTTGTACCACCCAAAGACTGTTTTGTCGGTAAAGTTTCTAGCCAACACACTTGAGCCGTTGTCTCGTATTAGATCAGTCCAAAAAGGATATAATGTGTATGTTATTTCAGGCAGTGGATCAGGTGTGTAGTCATTACAATAACCTCCTGACGACCCAAAGTGTAAACAACCATTCGTTGCCATTCTAGCAGATGTAAAGTCTTCACCATAAAAAGTAAAAGTAAAATCTAAATTAAAAGCACTGGATACTTGGTCATCACCAACACCCATATTGTTAGAAGTAGCTATATAGTTTGTCTTTAAATCAATAAGAGATTGATTTGCTTCGTAAATATACCCTGCATTTAATGTAGGTATAAATAAAACAAAAGTTAAACTAACTGCCCTTATCAAATTCACGCTTACAAGTCAGCCTTGATTTATTTTGCCCAGAAGAGTTTTCAGTTTTAGCGCATTTAGCAACATAGCTGGCTTTAGCTTCTTTATAGTCTGGGCGATCTTTAGGGTTTGCTGCCCATGCTGCTCTTGCTTCCTCGCCTATCTTGCCCTCATACGGGCATGGAGTACCAGCCATATACATCGCACTAAATACTCTAACGTCTTGGCACATAATAGCAACTGCTGCGACTTTCATACCCATATCATAAAGATACTTACCTAGTTTTAGTCTTTCACAGTTTTCATCTCTAACTGTTCTTCCAGCAGACAAACCAAATACTTGTCCTTGAAATGCACCAGACCGACCTACAGTACAGAGGTCTTGGCTGTAGCTCATTATAGAAGGAGCAATCGCAGAAGCAGGCGGTGCTTCAGTCTTGATGTTTTGATTAATAGTTTGCTCAGATTTCGACTCATTAATGTTTCGATTTGTGTTGTTAGAAGTGCTGGTGTTTTCATTAACATTTTTATTGTCTGTGGTTACGTTTGAGTTTGAGTTCGACTCGTTTTTATTTACGTTTGTGTTGTTAGATGTTGATGACGAAGTGTTGTTGTTGTTATTTGTGTTTATGTTTGTATTCGTACTTGTCGAAGTGTTGTTGTTGTTATTTGTGTTAGTCGATGTACTAGTATTGTTATTGGTATTAGTGCTTGTCGAAGTATTTGTATTTGTATTTGTATTATTATTTGTATTGCTCGATGTGCTTGTATTTGTATTGTTATTTGTATTTGTTGCGGTTGATGTCGAAGTATTTGTATTTGTGTTGTTGTTGGTAGCAGTCGAGCTATTAGTATTATTATTAGTATTGGTGTTAGTATTTGTTGCTGTTGATGTACTAGTATTGTTATTTGTGTTGTTGTTGGTATTAGTGTTTGTATTTGTGTTAGTACCAGTAGATGTAGTAGTTGTTGTATTAGTATTGTTATTAGTATTAGTATTAGTATTGGTGTTGGTGTTAGTGTTGGTATTGGTGTTGGTATTCGTATTAGTTGTAGTTGTAGTCGATGTCGTAGTCATCGAGTTTTGTTCGCAATACTGATCCCCAGCAGTACAGTCACCAGTTTGATCTGCTTGTGCATCATTTATAAAAAAAAATACAGCAAGCAATGAAATATATTTTTTCATATGCTATCTGGGTCAAACAAACCATTTGCAATTAATGTTTGTCTATTAGTAATGTGTTCTTTTTCTATTTCTTCTTTGCTCTGTCCGTAATATTCAACTGCAAGAAAGTTATCAATTAAAGATTGATTGATATTTGTATCGCCAACATGAAGCTCTCCTAATATACGACCAAACTTGCCTTTTTTATCTTTTTTGGTTTTTATAACAACATCACCTTTAGATAACTCTTTAACCAAAAAATCTTTACTCATAAGACCTCTAGCCTTTTCATCTTTATCTCTAGTGCGGGATTCTGGTGTATCAATGCCATACATACGAACTCTTGCCTTATGAAATATAGAAAAACCACAATCAATAATTACATCGACTGTATCACCATCTACAACTCTTGCTATTTGACAATTATATTCAAACATTACAACAACCCAAAAATTCTAAATAAATCCCAAAGAACATAGGCAAAACAAATCCAAAATGCTTTTCTATAAAAAGCATATTTGTTGTAAACAACTTCTGGCACTTTGCCTAATCTATAAAGCTCTTCCATGAATATTCAAAAACTTTACTCAGTTTCTTTATCAGTTGCTTGTGTTTCTTCTTCTAACTTGTCAACAACAGTACCAACCGCACCAACTGGTATAGCTATTGCTGTCTGCCCAATGCTAACTACATCATCAACAACTGCTCCTGCAATGTTTTTGCCTGATTCTATCGTTGTTTGTACTGCCGAACAGCCTGTTAAAATAAAACTTAACGCTAATATTTTTTTCATTACTTATCCTTTGCTTTCCATAGGTTTAAAGCTCCTGCATCAATTACTGCATAGAGTTTTTTCATCCAACCCGTTTTTTTAGGCGTTGGTGTTATCATTGCAATTACACTACAAGTAGTAACTACTGTCATTATAATTGCCATTATATTTGCAAATGTTTGCATATTTTTTCTCCTTTATCCAAAAATTATTCCAGCCATACCAATTACCAAAGTAATCAGTGTAGCCACTATAAAGTGTTCCAGTCGTTTAACCCTGTTAATAACTTCTAACCATCGCTCTGCACAGACTGCTTCGTGGCTTTCTATTTTATTATTAACAGTAGCTACAGTCATTTTGCTCATGCTGCCTCTACTTCCCAACAATTAAGGTTAGAAGCAACGGTTCGTCTTTCGCCTTCGCCTTTAAATGGATAAACCATGTGAGACAACCAAGAAGGAAATAAATACAACTTTCCAACTTGAGGTTGTACTTCAAAACTTTGTGGAGGTCTTAATCGTTCTACATTCATAATTTCGTTTCTGCCGTAATTAAAGGCTAAGTACCCATCGCAATTACCAGAAGAATCATACTTGTTGTATAAAGGACTTCCAGCAGTAGGTTGATCTAGTATTTGTTGGGGTACTTTAGTCCAACAAGTCGTAGATATACCCATAATCGTTTTAGTTCCATGATCGTGTATTGGGTTGTAATCGCCAGCATAACTGTGTACTGACCACGTTTCGTCTATCGCTACTTGACGATTCTTTTTAAGGTTACTGCCTGTGCTTTTCATAAAATGATTAATGTATTCAGCACCTAAACTGGTTATAAACTTAGAATACTGCCTAACCTTTTCATGCTCTGGGTCCATGTTCAGTTGCTCACCATGAGCAATCTGTCCTACCAATGAATGAGCCAATGATTCTTTATCTGCTTGTTCTCTAAGATCATCAAGATAAGTGTTTAAGTCCTCAACCATGCCATCTGGCATACGAGTCTCTAATACGAATACCGCAGGCATTGTCCAAATATTAACTTCAATATCTGTTCCCTCTACAGGTACTGCCTCTTTGTCAGCCATGCTTAACTAGAAGGTACTGCAAAGTCGTTGTCTGGTACAGGATTGCTAGGTGGATTTGTAATTACTGAATCCACTTGACTTGAAAACACTGTATCCCATTTTGCAGTATCGAACATTGCTGTCAGTGCTGCCAGATTAAATGTATTTTTACCTGCTTTGGTAAAATCACCATCTGCTGCAACTGCTACAGTATGAAAAGTATTAGTGTAATAAGTCGCATCGCCTTCGCTGTCATTTTCATATTTCATAGACAAATGCCATTCTTCCACTTTACTAGATTTTACATGAGGGATTGCTTTTACAAGCGTTTTAGTTACTGCCATTTTTATTCCTCTTTATTAGATTTTAATTCCTCAACATCTGCTGAGAGTTCTTGGACTGCTTTTACAAGCATTGGTATCAGACCACCTTTTGCAATTTTCTGCACTTTGTCATCGCCTGTTTTCCAAATATTTTGACCATCTTTTACGTCATCGTGTTTATCTATAACTGCTTTAACTTCTTGTGCAATAAAACCATGATACTGTACACCATACTCTAAACCGACACTTGGTTCATTAGAACCTTTTTTATACTGTTTCATATCCTTTGGAACATCTTTCTTTTTCTTCCATTGATATGTGATTGGTCTGAGTTCATTAATAAATTGAAGTCCTACTGTCGCATCTTGTACGTTTTCTTTTAGCCTTTCATCCGAAGATGCTGCCCAAGATTCATCTGAACCATTCAAATCGATTTCGACAACATTGGTATTATAACCAATCGTACATCTTGCATCTCCTGTACCATCAATTGCTGAACCAAGAACTACACGACCAGTAGCACCACCTGTTCCTGTATCTGCAACTGACCCCACTACTACATTACCATTCCCTGTAGTTTGGTCATCACCAGCTCTTTTACCAATCATGGTATTGTCTGTGCCTGTACTGATCGCATCTCCCGCTTCAAATCCAACACAAGTGTTTCCATCGCCAGTTGTAATTGCTGTTCCAGCATAAGCACCTAAACCAGTATTTGCTGCCGAAGTACAAGCAGTCAAAGAATCGTACCCAAAAGCTGTGCTGTAATGTGTTGTTGTGTTTGCATCCAAAGCATAAGTACCTACTGCTGTGTTTTGTGCGCCAGTTGTGTTTGCTCCTAGTGCTGCTGAACCTACCGCAGTATTACCATCGGCTGCATTTGCAGCATCTAAAGCTCTTGCACCTACCGCAGTGCAGTCACCACCAGTTGTGTTTCCAAGCATTGCGTTATAACCAATGGCAGTATTTAAACCACCACCTGTGTTTGCACCTAATGCTTCATCTCCCACTGCCGTGTTTTGAGAAGCGGTTGTGATTTTGTCTCCAGCTTTAAATCCAATAAGTGTGTGTCCAGCACCAGTGGTTACATCGTTACCAGCTTCGTGTCCTATAAATACATTTTCAGTTCCACTTGTATTTGCAGCACCAGCACCTTTACCAATAGCCAGATTCATATTAGCTGTAGTTAAGTTTTCTAAAGCCTCAACACCTATCGCAATGTTATTAGAGCCTTCTGTAATTGATTGTCCAGCATCACGACCAATGCCAATGTTGTTATCCCCTGTCGTATTTGCTGCTAACGCATCTTTACCAACTGCTGTTAAATGCGCACCTGTGGTGTTTGCTTGTAAAGCATCGTATCCAACAGCTACATTGTTTGATGCTGTGGTATTAGAGTCTAAAGCATTTTTACCAACAGCAACATTACTTGCACCAGTCGTGTTGGCAATCATGCTTTGGTGTCCAACGGCAGTATTACCAATAGCTGTGTTCACCTTTAAAGCCATACGACCTATTGCAACATTGTTTCCACTGGTTGTAACAGTCATTAAAGCAGATGACCCGACTGCCGTGTTTTCTGAGCCTGTGGTATTTGCTTTTAAAGCATCCATACCGATTGCTACGTTTTCATCGGCATCGGTGTTTGCTAATAAAGCAGACTCACCCACAGCCACATTACTGTGTCCTTCGGTATTTGTTTCCATTGAATCAGCACCAATAGAAGTATTATGGTAGCCTGTGGTATTTGCTATTAAAGCATTTTTACCCATAGAAACATTGCCATAACCTGTGGTGTTTGCTGATAAAGCTGACTTTCCAACAGCTACGTTGTTATTCGCAGTTGTATTGGCATCTAAAGCTAAAGAACCAACAGCTACATTTGAATGTCCTGTGGTATTTGTTTTTAAAGCATCTTTTCCGACTGCTGTGTTGTTATCTGCCGTTGTAACATTTTCTAAAGCACTTCTACCCACCGCAACATTAGATGCGCCTGTTGTCAAATCAAAAAGTGCTTTTCTACCTACACCTACATTGTGGTCGCCTGTTATTGTTGCGCCACCTCCAGCTTCACAACCTACTAAAGTAACTGCTGATGCTGTGGTTAACCCTTCTCCAGCTTGTTCTCCTACAATTACATTCTGGTCGCCTGTAGTTAAAGCAAGTCCTGAAGCAGAGCCAACAGCAACATTTTGACTTCCTGTTGTAATTCCTCCACCAGCATTGTCTCCCACTGCCGTATTATCCGATCCAGTCGTAACTGCATCAAGTGCAGCTTCACCTATGGCTACGTTATCCGTTCCTGTCGTAATTGCTGTACCGAGTGAACCAGAACCTAGTCCGACATTGCCTGTACCACCTGTCATGTCTAATACGTCAGTTACGGCAGCACCTGCTCCAGCACCATCGGTGACAAGCATCTTGATTCCGCCATTCGGAATGACGACATTTGCGCCTGTGCCTTGAGATATTGTTACTTGATAACCTGCGTTGTTTTGAATCACCCAAGTCTTACTAACTGTGTTCGGTGCAAGAGTAACTGTATTCGTTGCAGTAATTGATCCTGTCAGCGTTAGAGCAAAGGCTCTCGCTGCATCGGCAGCACCATCTGCCATTGTGATTGTGTGGGTTGTTCCTGTAATAGCTTCTGAACCAGAACCCCATGCTTCTGCTATTAATTCTAAGTTTGTATTGGTACTCGTTCCCCAAGTACCCGACTCATCGCCCGTAGCAATTTCTTTTAATCTTAGATCATTTACATAAGTTGCCATGTTTTTTCCTCTTTAGTTTAGCAATTAAGCTGCAACATCATCCCAATCAGCAGTTTGTGAATCATCAACAGATGAATAACTTGGTGTTTGAGATGTTGAAACATCACTATAATTTGGTGTTTGTGAATCGTCAACCAATCCCCAAACAAGTAATTGTGTTATTTGTCCTGTTCCTTCTACGCTTGTAGGAGAAACTACTGCACTTGCTTTAGGAGTAAGATCACCAATTTGACCTGTACTAGCACTTTGCGTAACAGAAATAACATTATCACTAACAGTGCTAATTGTGCCTAACGCACTTGTAGCAGCTATTCCTGTCGGATAAACATTCGCATCACAAGTAACTGTTTCCTCGCCTTGTGATATCGTTGATGCTGTACCGCTAACGCCTACAATCGCTACACCATTTGCAACAACTGTTCCTATTGCAGTAGTACCAGCTAATCCTGTTTCACTGACATTAGCATCACCGCTAACTGATTCGCTACCTAAAGCACTTGTGCCAGCTACTCCAGTTACAGAAAGATTAGCTATACCTGTGACAGTTAAACTATCTACTGCTCCTGTTGCTGATACCCCTGTTTCACTTACATTCGCATCCGCAGAAATACTTAATGATCCTAGTGCGCTTGTTCCTGCAACACCTGTTTCCGTAACATTAGCTACACCAGTAACAGTTAAACTGCCAACAGCACCTGTAGCTGCAATACCTGTTTCTACAACATTAGCATCACAACTAACAGTTTCTGTTCCTAATGCAGTTGTTCCCGCAACTCCTGTTACATTAACTGTAACATTAACAATTGCAGGTTCACCCCAAGGACCAGCACCCCATGTGGACCGACCCCAACCAGACATAACTGGTTTACGCTATTCTAATAACAGCGTTACTTGCGTCTGCGGTTGGAAAAGATATGGTAAAACTACCTGCTGTACTTGTTTTGTCTCCACCGAAATCAAAAACTGCAACTGCTGGATCACCAGTAGCTGTGTCATTATAAATCATACAACCTCTCGCAGTGATAGTAGCTGTTCCAAAAGTCAAATCAGCAAAATCAGTATACGCAGTTGTTCCTGATGTTGTAGGATTGACGTTCGTTAAAGCTGCACCACCTGCAGTATAGTTGGTTCCCGATGCTTCTTGTCCTGTGCTATAGGCTGTAGTAGCAGCACTCATAGTCGCAGAGCTAGTATATAAAGCAAGTTTAAAAGAGTTTCCTCCAGATGCTTTAAAGTTATGTACGCCTTGCAGAAGTTCACTTTTGAAAGAAGTACACATTGCTTGTGTTATAGCCATTATAGCCTCCTAATAATTTCAGCTAAGTCTTTATGACCTTGCTGTTCTAGTTGATTACCTATGGTACACATATGGTTTCTGATTGCCTCATGCATATAGTAAGTAATAATTTTATAGCACACATTTTTAAAAGCGTGTGCCTGAGCTTTAATTTGCGGTGGTGCTGTATCGCTCACCGAAATAATTTTGTCAGTCGCCATTTCAGCAACTTCTTCTGGAGTATGACCTCTGTTTTCAGTTGTCTTAACCCCTAAATTTCCTATAGATATTGTAAAAGAATCTGTTTCCATTAGTATTTTTCTGGCTCTGGTGGATTTAAATCTATATCATTTCTGTCTATTTTACCAACGGGCTTTAGCTTTTCTTCTATCTGAACCTCAGAAAACTTGCAAACTTTTATTCCAGCGCCATTTTGATAAGTAACCTTTGGGTCATCTAATCTATGATAACCATAAAGTTTGTCTTTAAAGCCTATATCTGTATCCAATAATGATGATGTTGGGGCAATTGAGACATTTATGCCAGCATCAATACATTTAGACAACCAAAACTCAACACAAGCCCTACCAGCTTCTGCAAAGTGCATATTGCTTTTATAGGTAAAATCTACACCAAAAATAGAAATGCTTTTGACATTTAACCACAAAGCATAAGCAATCGAATAAGCGATAGTATTGTTAAAATAAGAACACCCTAGTTTTTCTACAATATCTTCTAATGGATATTCTTCAACAGCAGGCACTCTTTCATCTAACTCACAAGAATAAATAGGATAATATGCTGTAGGCAAAACCAATCTCATCATTTCTGTCATAGAGCCTGCATCTTCTGAATTTAAAAAACGATCCATTGGGTCTAGTATAAATGCTCTATCTATACGAGGCAAAATACCTATCATTGCATTTATTGCCCATATTTCATCAAAAAATACACTGTGAACTTGAGACAAATGAAAATCAATTTGGCTTTTGCCCATTCCAACTATTGCAATATTTTTATCTTTGTTTTCCTTTTTAGGACTATCAAACATCTATTTTTCTTTGCCCATCCCTATAAGCATCTTTTCTATTATAACCATCTGATAATAAAGTTAATTTTTGTAAAGACTCTTGAAATCTTTTTTCATAATTAGCAAGAATATCAGGCTCACCTTTCATAAAAGTATATGCCTCTACTAAACTTCCATAAAGTAAAAGCTCTGGTGCATTTGTTCCAAGCCAAGTTGTTCCACTTGATGCTGCTGTTATTGATTCTGGAACATAATAATAATGTAATTCTACGTTTAAATTAGCATTAGGAGTTGGTCCAACAATAAAAGAATTGTCATCAAACTGTGCATAATGTTTTGGAACTCCAGTTGTTGAAGCAGAAGGATACGCTTCTCTAATAAAACTTACGTCTGTATTTAAAAGATAACTATAGTCACTATCACTATCTAAAACAGCCAAAGAAAATGGATATAAATAATCATCGGGAGCAGTTAAATACTGGTTTCCAGATGTTAATGAACCAGTAACATTTTTCCTAAAATTAGGTAACTCAACTGATTTTACTATTCTATCTTCAGCTTGTTGAATCATTGTTCCTAAATCAGCAACAAATGTTGACTCAGTATTTTGTGTATAATCCTGTATAGCTGATTTTAATGTTGTATATGTCCAACTCATTCTGTACTCACTGTTAGTTTTCCTATTTCACCTTTTATATTTAAACCCATTGTACTAGAGCCAAATGCCGTAACTCCTCCGCCTATAGGATCAAAAGCTGAATAACTTGTGGATGATTTCTTTCCAGTATCAACTCTAGGATTATAAAGACTTTGTGGGTCAGATGTATTTACTTGACCTAATTTTAACTGTGGCTGATCTTCATCCAAACATGTTGGGCAAACTCTTAGCCCATTTCTTTTGCTATCTTCTATTTGATATTTTAAAAAACTTAGTTTGTATGTAAAACCACAACGATCACACTGACCTAACGCTTTACTTGCTCTTGCATATGACATTAGTAACCACTAATTGATAAATCAGGAACAAATTTTACAGCAGCTTTTTCTCTGTCTGCCTCACTAACTTCATCCCATAGCTCCATATATCTTTGTCTAATCATAGGAACTCTTTGTATTGCTTCGGGAGATTTACAAGCTAAATTATATGCCAAAGCATATGTTAAGCATGGTAAGTATCTTGTTGGAACATCTGCATTATTACTAGCAACTGTTCCTACATCTTCAATTCTTTTTACATAATCATAAATAAGAGTATATGTTTCAGCAGAATCAGGCGTTGCCCAAAGAACTATTTTTACTGCATCATTGTCTTTATCAACATAAAACTGTGTCGGTTTAGATTGTGTTAATTTACTGGCTTGATGATTGTATTCTGTTCTAGAAATACGATTTAGCCTTTGGTCAAACTGATCGTCAACATTGCCTGCATTAGTTCTTATAGACACATCTACAATATCTAATGCACTAGATTCTGCGGTATAACTGCTTGTTCCAGCTACTAATGTTGCAGACCCTTGTTCTATAGTCCAAAGATTTAATCCTTTATTTTGCCACTCTAAAAATACTAAATTTAAAGCTCTTTTAGCGCCACGATAACTATATCCAGAGCGTAACTCTAAACCACAAAGATCATAAGCCTCTTCCATAATATCGCTTATATCTAAGTTAAATGTAGTTGTTCCGCTTGTAGCCATTTTTATCTATGTCTCCTTGTTTTTTTAGCAATGCTTTTAGGCTGTTTAGAATGCTGCTTTCCTTTTTTTGTATCTTCTCGTTTTTTGCGAGTTGTTGCAGCATACTCTTTAGAACTTAAAGATTTTATAGCACTATCAGGCAAATATCTTTCACCTGTTTTAGATGAAGGCTTTCCACTTTTAGTCCTCCAATTTTGGTCAGTCCAGTTTTTTAAATCTCTTTGTCTTTGTTTAAGGGGTGGCATTATTTACCTACTTTTTTTAAAGCTTTTTTATGGGAAGCTGTAAAAGTAGAGCCTTCTTTCATTTCTTTTTTCATCATGTCCATATGTTTTTTACTATGATGAACAGAGTGTTTTTTTAAAGTTTGTTTTTGCCTTCTATTTAATTTCATTTATAGCCACCGCCTTTTGCTTTATATTGTTTAGCAAGCATCTGCGCTTTTCTAGCAGACCATTGACCTGCTTTACCGCCCTTTGTTCCTGCTTTAATTCTATTAAATAAATTTTTACGCATCGTAGGCTTAGTATAGTTGCCTGCTTTATTTACAGTAGATTTTCTTTTTTTTCTAGCTGACATAATTTACCATTTTTCACGATTAGCCCAATAAGCTGCTGACATTTTACCTTTAGCTATATTTTTACCATGCCTAGCTTTAAAAGACTTACGCCTAGCTTTTTGTTTTTTAGATTCACCTTTCTTTGGCTTACCTGCTGTTTTAACACCTTGTTGTCCAAATCTTATAGTTTTAACTTTACTGCCTTCTTTGGCAACAACAATATGAGATTTTTTTGGATGATTGGGCGTTCTTTTTGGTTTGTTATATCCGCTAACTCCCGCCCTTTTTAAGCGAGAGTCTTTTTGCGCTCTGGACATTACATTCCTCTGTCATCAGCTTTTGTTGGGGTAAAAACAGGTCTTTTCTTTCTAATTTTTTTAGGTGTCCTTTTTCTTCTACCAGATACATTACTAGTATCATAATCTATTCGAGAAGTAGAATGAACTCCAGTACCACCACCGCCAAACATTTTTTTAGCATATTCTTTATAAGATTCTACTTTATTTTCAGTGCCAACTTCCGTTGCGCCACCGCCTCTAAATGAACTACTGACTGGAGCATTTGGTTTAAAAACACCGCCACCCATATAACCAGTTAGGTTCTTTCTTTTAAGACCCATATCTTTTTTAGGCATATCGCCCTCCATAAATTAAATATCCACATACTCTGTATTTCAAGAGTATATGGATCATATTACATTAAACTACTTCTTCTTTTTAGCAGTTGATTTCTTTTTAGCTGGAGCTTTCTTTTTAGCTGGTGCTTTTTTCTTAGTTGGTTTTTTTCCACCAACATAAGCTTCATTAACATCAGGCGTAGAAGGATCATCAGCTACATAATGCCCTTTCGCATTCTTAGCCCTTTCTCCATTCATTTCCCCGCACTTACGTTCTGCATCTTCTAAATCAGGATCAGGACCAAAAATAGGTCGATAGATACCATCATCATCTGATCTTAGAACCATGTATTGAGCTGGGAACTCTCCAGTTTCAGAAATAACATACTTCTTAATTTTTGCCATTATTATCTCCTAATAAATTAAGAATATACTTTGTGCATTTCTAACACAATAGAATAAGTATCTCCTGAAGAGTGTCCTTTTGTAGTAAAAAGAATATCTCCAGTTTTACCGCTACCTGCATTATTTGTAATACCACTAAAATCTTTAAAGTCCATGTGTCCATTGCTGCTTTCAGCAAGTTCCATCAAAAGAACATTACTAGTAGCATCAAAAAACAATTGGACAGACATGCCGACAATAGCATGGCTCACCCGTAGCACTTTAACTTCAGAACACGATTTGCCTTCTGAGTTAGATGCTAAAGCAGAAACATCTACTTTAGCTACTGCGGATTCGCCAGTGCCATCGCTGACATTGGTAAACTTCATAATACAATTTCTTTCACCATCTTGAATGGTTTGCGAAGTTACTGCATCAGCCATTAGTTACCCCCTTACTCAAATGGAGTAGCTAGAGTACCATCACCATGAAGCATAGCCTCACAATGCCATACTGCTGCTGAGGTTGCTACTAAACGAATTACTCCGCCTACAAGCCAACCCTGTGCTGCTGATCCTAGATCAATAGTATCATCATCACTTGCATCAGGAATAAAAGTATTGGTATCGCCAGCAGTTGCTGGATCAAATATTTGAGCAAAACCTGAGAATAAATCACTGGCATTGTCTGTATTAATTTGTCCTGCACCAGTAAAAGTTGTTCCAACTATAAATGTATAGTTAAGACCTGCTGCTGCTGTAGGCAATGTTACAACAATTCCTGCTGCTCTATTTAAAGTGTAAACCTTTCCTGAGTCAGTTGACTCAACATCGTGTGTAGCACTTGTAATGCTTTCTATGTTTGAATAAGCAGAAACATAACCTGTTGTGGTTATATTACCGCTAGAGTCAATATCTAAATTCGTTGTTACGGCTCCTGTGCCAGATGCGATGCTGATTTGTTCAAAACCATTCTCCGATCTAACTGGTCCGTTAAAAGTTGTGTTAGCCATAATTTCCTCCTAAAGGAAAAAAACCTATCGTCTTGGCAAGTCTGCTAGGGCAGTCGATAGATAAATTAAAAATATCCCTAGATATGAAAAAAGGGAGACCCCGTAGAGCCTCCCTTAGTGTCCTTACGAACTACCTGGTGATCCGAAGATACCTAGTGGATCGGATACTCCAAAGGAATATCTTTCTCTAGCTTTGTATCTTACGTTACCAGTATCAAAGTCACCATCCATAGATGTAGTCATTGGCGCTCTGACAAAATGCTTCATGCCATCAGGAACATCAGTTGTGATAAAGAAAGCATTAGTATCAGTTAGATAATGATTAACTGAATAACCTTCTGGAATCACACCATTAGTTTTGATTGCATTGATGTCATTGTCAGCACTTCCGACTTTATAGTCACTTTGCAGAAGTCTTGTAGCAACAAACTGAAGATCAGTTGGTACTATAAG